CTCTTGTTGAGCTTTGATTGCCTTTAACATTATTTGAGAATCAGACTCATTTCCAGTCAAGGTTACTGAGGAGGCTGCATCCTTAACTCTACCAACCAGATCATTAAGATTCTGTCCAACATTATTCTGTTGAGCTTTGATCGCCTTTAACAATATATTAGAATCAGACTCCCCTCCAGTCAAATTTACACTAATAGAATTTGTTACTGGAGATGTAAGCATTCCAGATCCTATCATTTGTCTCATTATCGCAGAATCAGACTCTCCTCCACTTAAAGCTAATCCACCAGTACTAAATTCAGGTAAATTAAGTACTGGAGATGTAACAAGTTTATCAATATTAATCTTACCACCTTCAGAGAAGCCAGGAACCTTGTATCCAAATGCATTTGCTTGAACTGCTTTTCTCTTAGTTAAACCAGGATCTCTACGGGTGTGTGGTGTGTCAACGGGTATAACAAATCCACCTGACGATCTCTTTGCAACGTACTCTAGTCCGTGACCAATGAAATCAACACCTCTACCATCCAGACTAACAGGATAACCAGACTGAGGACCACTTATCCAACCACCTTGACTTCTCTCAGGTAGTTTAAAGTCCATATTGAATGGAACGATACCACCAATAGATCTGTACGGTATTATTCCACCCTTACTTGCTTCTGGTGTATCACCATTAGTCTCCTGTCCATCCTTTATTTCATTCATCTCAGACTCTGTTGGTACTAATTTGAGTAGACCAGTCAAACCTTTAAGCAACAGAATCAAAGGACCAAAGACAACCGTACCTAAAATACCCATTACCTTTTCAATGAAAGGCATATGTTCTTTAAGTTTATCGACTATCGTTTGCATTACAGGACCAAGTGCTTCAAATACCTCTGATACTGCTTGTTTTAATGGTTCCATAAGTTTCTCGAACCATTCCATAACCACATCAAAGACCTCCTTAATTCCTTTAAAGAAGTCCTCAGCAATAGGACCAAGAAACTTACCAACGTTCTCACCTATAAATCCACCAAGAGCAGCACCAATAATACCACCAATAGGTCCTAAGAAACTAGCACCAATAGTACTACCAACCATTGATCCAGTAGTACTACCAACACCAGCACCTATAGCACTTGACTGTCTATCTTCTTCTGCTATCGTTTCATCATTTAGTGTTCTATTATAAGCCTCAACTCCTTGACCAATTGCCAATAGAGATCTACCAACAGTATTCCCACCTAAGAACTTACCAAGGTTAACAATACCACCACCAACCATCTGAAGGATGCCAGTGATATTACTAATGAAACCTACTGGATTTGCTAGAAATGCTAGTCCAGCTAATGCTCCTGTAAGCCCAGCTATTCCTTGTAACCTTTCTATTAAGGTCTTATCTTCACCAAACGTCTTCTCCCAGTTCTCTCCAATCCAATTGCTTAGTTTAGTAAATGCACCAACTAACATCTCCCAAAACTTTTTAATTCTTTCTAACGTTGTTTTTACTCGTTCTCTATTAGCAGGATCACTAATCCAATCAAGAGCCTTGTACATTATAAGACCCTTGAAGAACTTCATAAGATTCCCTAAGAATCCCAGTCCTCCTCCAACAAGCTTCGCTACTGTATTATCATCACCACCACCATCTTTATCTGCTTCTAACTTCTTCTCTCTAGCAGCATCAGATGCTAAAGCAGCATTTCTTTTCTGACGGTCAACTTGACGCTTATTCTGATCCTTAACTTCTTTTATTGCTACAGCAATACTATTAACTGTAGCACCTAAAGAATTAATAGCAGATATAGTTGTAGAAAAACTACTACCTGCTATAGTTTTATTTCCAACAGAAACTTTGGTATCATCCGACTTGTCAGGCGGAGTCACCATTTTAAAGAATCTAACCTTGCTTATTGCTGTCATTTAATTTATGCTTATAGATGCTGGTTTAGTAATAACCGAGACGTTAGTTTGGTTAGTCTTAACGACCTCCTTAACCACTGGTTGAACAATGAATTGAGTATTAGTGGTAGAACCTTTCCATTGTTGGGATGCTTCTGTAATAGACCTCTCTATCAATTCATTATTTAGTCCACCCCCTTCATTACCATTGGTAGGTGTAATCTCAGTAACAGGTTCTTGTTTACCTGTGAATGGAGATTCTTTACCATATAAACCTAAAGGATTTATTCTACTTAAAGGATCAGTATTTGGTTTACCAACATCAAGAGGATTCTTTGATGTCTCCCAATGTAGATGAGGACCAGTAGTTTTACCAGTCTCACCTGAATAACCTAGTATTGCTCCTGCTTGGAATGTATCACCTGCTTTAAATGGTGACATATCCTTCATATGAGCATATAACTGACCTAAACCATCACTAGATGTCCAAGCAATATAATTACCATATCCTTCATCATATCCTACGTGTTGTACTGTACCACCTAAGAACGCTTTAAGTTCTTCACCAATCTGTGTGGCAATATCTACACCCATATGCATACCAGGTGATAATTGCATCTGGCGATCTCTCATTGCTTCTGAAGTAACAATATGACCCCCATCTCCAATAGCTAAGTTCTCAGCAGCTAATACTTTAGCCTCCTCAGCTTCCTGTTGAGCAATTTCCTTTTCAAGTTCCCACTTCTCTTTTGCTTTAATAACAGCAGCCTCCCTTTGTATAAGCTGCTTTTCAAGATTCATTATATGTTCTTTTTCAAATTCGATACGTTCTCCAATGGTAAATCTCCAACCCCATCCTTTCCAATTATCATCACCTTTACCGTCTTCATCTCTTTGTTGTATCAATTCTCCAAGTTTCTTCTTGGAATCTTCTATAGATCTCTTATGATTTTTAACTTCCCTCTCTCTATCTCTAAACTCTTGACCTGCTTTATCAACATCAGATGTCCATACACCAGCAATATCAATACGTGATCCAAGATCACCTGCACCTTCTACAAAATCAGCTATAGCTCTAGCACCGTGCTTAATTATCCATACTAATGATTGAAACTGAACCATTGCAACTCCACCTAAGAACTTACCAATCTCTACTATTGCTGACTCAGCTATAGGTTGTAAGAACTCTCCAAGTTTCTTCATTACTGGTAGAAATTCTTGGAAGAAATCCATCACAGGTCCAGTAATTGGTTCTATGAATGCCTTCATAGCTGGGAACCATACATCAACAAAGTAATCTTTAATGGGACCAAAGACAGGTCTCATTGCTTCACCAAGGAATGCACCAATCTTATCTCCTATAAAACCACCAAGCATACTGCCCACTATAGGAGCAAATGGTCCTAATATGGGTGTTAACAGTGCAGTCAATCCAAGTGACGTGACAGTAGCACCAATACCTGCACCAATAGCAACGTCAGCATCATCACCTGCTGCTAATCTAGTGGTTGTTGATACAACACCAGCAGTTAGTGACATTGCCATTGGGTTGGTGACAAAGTTCTTTGCCAACTGACCAGGTTTTACCTGTTGAAGTGCTTTTCCTAACTTATCAATTCCTGGTCCTAGGAACTTACTTAACTTCTGGAAATCACCAAGTAACTTCCACGGTTGAAGTATCCTATCTGCTAAAAATAATGCTCCGATACCACCAAGTATCTTAAGAGCACCCATTACTGGACTCTTCTCACTAAATGCTTCTAGTAACCAACCAACACCTTTAGAGAATACATTCCAGAATGTCCCTAACCACTTACCTATAACATTAAGTGTCGTACCTATAAACTTTTTATTGTCTGGATTAGACAGCCAGTCCAAAGCAAACCAGGTTAAAGCCTTTTCTGCTAACCATTTGAATGGTGCCAATAACTTCTGTAACCAAGTGCCTGACTTCTTATCTGCATTGCCAGATTCTTTCTGTGCTTTATCTGCTACTTTCTTCTGTACCTTCTTCTCTATATTATCCTCACGTGACTTATCCCGTGATAGTGTCCTCTTCCTTTTATTATCTTGTACAGCATCTAATTTCTCTTCATACATACAGGCTACTAATTTACCAATATCCTCCACCACAAATCCTAAACGATTGATTTGTACGGTCATCGCAGCTGTAGGATCTGTTCGAATGTCTCCTGTAACTTTCGATGGTAAAAAGGATCTGATCTTTATCTTTGCCATTAAAGAGATGGACTCATTTGACCTTGTTTCTGCCTACGTTCTTCTTCTCTAAGGTACCGAAGTAGCATATTAACGTATACATCCCTTTCCCACGGCATCATATTCTCAATTTCAGTTAAACTCCACTTATGATGCTGGATCATAGCGAAGTTTACTTCATACATATTCATCAACGAGTCGTGGGCTAGGGCTACGCGAAAAAACTTGCTAGTCCCTCCAGTTTAACTGTACTGGTTACTTCAGTTTTAGGGTTGAAGACCTCGATGTCTTTCGACAGTTTAGGCATAGTTTCGAAGAACCTCTGCACTTCAGCAAATTGTCCACTGTTCATATCCTCATAGAAAGCAACTAATTCTGCCTTCTTGTAGTCTTTTGCTTCGTGTAGTTCTTCACCATCAGCAATTGTATCTGTACAATCTGCTGCTAGTTTAAATACATCATCAATACCAGGATTATCAACCAAATTATTCTTAACGAATACATCCAATGAAGGATATTTCATCGTTAAAGTGATTTCATCAGTAAGTTTGATAATATTGGTGTGTTCTTTTGGAATTTGTACTTCTACTTGATCCAAATTAACTTCAACATCGACCTGAGTTTCATTATCATCAGGGCAAGTGAGTTTAAATTCACTTACTTCTCCAACAGATTTACCTCTAATCTTCAAAAATAAGTATTCAATCTCAAAAGTAGCAAGAGTTGCAGAATTTTTAACGTTCGTACAAGCTTTGATAATTTCCTTAACGGCTTTTATCATTTCTTTCTGATTTTGAGTCTCCATCGCAAGATAAAGAAGTTTCTCCTCTTTAACTAAAAATGGACGATAGGTCACTTTGAGACCACGAGGTAACACGCATTCATAATCTGGAATGCTCAGCTTGGGTAAAGGCATCTTGTAAGGGTATTACACTTCAGTATATCTATTTAGCCTATACGCCGTACTGTGTATTTTCGTGCTGTGAAGTCTTAAAGTCTTTTATTCCTAATAACTTGGCAATCTCTGCTGTATCACTAACCACGTGATCTCCAGTCCAATCCTTATTACGTTGTACCTTAGTAGTGAACCTATATCTCTCAAACTTAAATGAAATAGGTAGTGTTAGTACGCTGCTGTTATCGTTAGAGAAGTCTAATGTACCCATATTATATGGATATACACCACTAAAACACCATACACCAACTGCTTTATTCAATCTACCGTAGTAATCTACACCTGCTCTTCTAGTTCTGGACAATAAGTTAGAACCACGTTCCCACTTCCTTACCCATACTTCAGTAACATAATCATCATAGAAACCAACTCTATTCTCAGAATCAGGTGCCATAGCATTCATCCACTTCTCATAGAAGTTTCTATGCCACTGATCTTTGGTAACCATAAAAGATATATTTAATTCGTTCGCAGTCTGTCCTGTAGCATAAGTCCTAGTAATACCAAAGTTACGTATCTCACCTGTAGTAACGTTACGTGATGGTACTGTCACGTTACTAGCAAAGTAATTCAATGCATCACAATATTCTGATGGATTAAATTCCCAGCCTGGAATACGCCCGAATATTGGTGGTACGCCAAAATCAATGGAGTACAGATTACCTAAAGCAGGTTCTTTTGCTCCAGTTGCTACTAACTCTTTAAAGTGAGTAAATGAATTTTGGTGACGATGTGGCATTAGAATATAATTCTAGTCGGGATGTCGATATTTCTTCCGTTAACTGTAACGGTGAATTGTTCAGAGGGAATCAATCCTATATCATCCCATTCCGATTCTGGAACGTTGTAAAAAGGACTTAATACATTACTCCTCAAGTATTTATGGAATGTTTGAGGTGGGTGTTCTGGTGTAAACCCTGCTCTTCTAGCAGCTGGTTGTAAATAATGTACATTTGAACCCCAAAAGTGGTTCGTACTTTCTCCAGTAACATATACTAATGGGTATTTATCCCACTTCTGCATTCTTTCACCAAATTTAGCATCATATTGGAATGTGATAGCAGCACCTATTAATGGACTATCTAGTCCACGTCCTTGTAATCCAAAGAATAACTGACTCCTCCACCAAGAAGGTGACTGAGGTTTACCATTTGATAAGTCTTTTATATCCTCAAAGAGACTCATACCTTTAACTCGTGCTCTGTTAATATCACAAATTCCATCTTTCTGTCTCTACAGTACTCTCGTGCTGCTTTCCATTTTGCTTGATTGACACCATAAGTGGCAATCTCCTTTAGAAGCTTCTTAGTCTTCCTCCCACGTTTCGGTTGTTGAGTTTGTGCATAAGGTTTAATCTCAATAACTCTCTTTTGGAGTCTACCGTTGGTTCCCCTCGATTTAACATAAAAGTCAGGGAAATAACGGTGAGGCTTCCTATCAAGAGGAGATATGTAAGGTACAATAATTTCTTCACTTGCCCACTCCATAACGTTTAAATTTCTATCACACCATACCATAAATTTCCTCTCCCACAAAGATCTATAAATAATGTTTGTGGGATCCCCTTTATATTTTGCAGGATTTGATGGTTTGAACCTACCTGAATAACTTTTATAGGACATAATGTCGATTCCAAGTCTATTTTCAAAAGCACTCAACTCGTTACTTAAAGATACTGGTACTAATCAACGTTCCAACTTTTTAAATGGACCGTTAGTTTATCCCAGACAGTTACCGAGACAAGTACCAAACACCGATAGTGGTATTAGAGGCGATGATAATTATGAAACCGAGTACTTAGATTATTTAAGAATAACAATCTATAAGACTCAGGGTGCTAATGGTGCAAATCCATATACGTGGACAGGTGATGGTGGTGGATTTAAAGAACCTTATAAAGGTGCTAATATGTCCAACATTTCAAAAACTATTTATCTATACCTTCCTGTGGGGTTAAATGAACAATATTCTACGAATTATAATGTTACTACTCTTGGTGCTGCTGGCGTAGGTTTAGCTAACGCAGTAAAAAGTGGTAACACAATGGATGATGCAGTTGCTATTGCTCAAGAAACTGCTGGTAGTGCTAAACCACAATTTGTTATGGACACTGCAGCTGCAGCACTTGGTACTGTAGGTGGATCTGCAGATGCTAATGATCTGTTAGCAGTAACATCAAAGAAGGTGTTCAACCCATACCAAGAGACAACATTTAAAGGTGTGAATTATAGAGATCACGCTTTTAACTTTAAATTTGCACCACGTAATGCTAAAGAAGCAAAAGAATGTTATGAAATCATATCAACACTAAGGACTGCAATGCTTCCTTCTACTGGTGGTCAAGATGATTTTGGTAACCTTAATGAAGATGTTGCTAATGTATTAACAAGTAAATCTGGATATATTGGTGGTGCTAGATTCCTTAACATTCCTGACATTATGAGACTGTCTATTGTAAGGATGTCCACTACAGATAACGCTACAAGGATACCAGCTGGTATTGCTAAGATAATTAGGTTCCCTACGAAGTGTGTACTGTCCACATTATCTGTTAACACGTCACCTGACGGTCAATACAATTCATTAAAAGATGGAGCAGATACAGCAAGGGATTATGGTCCTGCTGCTATGGATGTTTCAGTAACATTTAAAGAAACTCAATTCATTACAAGAGAAATGGTGAGAGGCTAATGGCATACTTCAGATACTTACCTAAAGTTTATGTACGTAACAGAACCATCAAAGATGGTGTACATCCCTATGAATTGTGTAGGAACATCTTTAGACGAATAAAAATCAAAGATGATCTACAAGGACCACTATTAGGTTTCTTACAGTATGAAATAGAAGAAGGTGAAAGACCAGATCAAGTTGCTCGTAAATTCTACGGTGACTCAGGTCTTGATTGGATTGTGTTGATAATTAATAACATCATCAACGTGAATCAAGACTGGCCAATGACACGTGCTGACCTATATGCATATGTTGAACAGGAATTTGGTAATGTTGATCTTATAAGTCACTATGAATCTAATGATATATTTGCTACTGATGGAACTAAGGTATTCTCTGAAGGTATTGTAGTTAATGAGAATTTCCAATACATCAGACCTGATGGTACAGTAGTACCCAAAGCAGAGTGTCGTCACGGAGTAACTTACTTTGAGGTGTACTACAATAAGAATGAAGAGAAGAGAAATATATATCTGCTACGTGAAGATTATGTGACTGACTTCATTAATGAATTTAAGAAACTTGCTAAGTACCTACCTCACGGTGAAGTTGATGACCAAGGTAATAAGAAGACACAAACATCTATCGCTGAAGAATTCATAGGTATCTCAACATATAGAAAACCCAGTCAAAGCACTGCTTCAACTGGGTCTGCTCAAGGTGGTGGTTCTAGTACTGCCCTTATATCATCTGGCAGTTCTACTGCGGGTACAGCACCAATAACAACTGTAAGTTCAACGACTACAATAAATCCTAACGACGCAGGAACAATTGCAACAACTCAAACAAATACTACTACTCAAACTACTCAAACTAGTTCCTCTGGTGGTGGTTATTAATTAGAAACACCAACCGTTCTTTTTATAAAAATAACAAGGAGTTCCGTGCTCATTCCATCTATTTGGTCTGAAATGTGGTCTGTAGTGTGGGTAATGGTGATGGTGAGATGGATCTTCGTGTCTCCACCTGAACTCCCTTTCAACTGGTTTATACCAGCAATTCCATCCATATAATGCGTCGTGGACGCAATGGGAAGGTTCTACTTCGAACTCCCCTGATCTTAAGTTATGGTTGTAAGATGCCATTGCAGGAGCACCTGCAAGGCAAGCAACAACAGCAATGGCGATTCTTTTCATTGGTCTTATGCTTCTTCTGCTAGTTTAGCAAAGTAAGACAACGCATCATCATCTTCTGTGACAGAAGCTGTTTTGTCCACTGATTCACTCCAGTCCTTTGCTTGGACTGTAGATCCTAAGTTGGATGCAACCTCTTCTTCTGCTCTAGGTGGTAACTCTTCAGCAACAGTCTCACGGTCTACTCGACCACCAAGAACTGCTTTCAGACGTGCTTCGAGATCCTCATATGACTTGAATTGATCAGCACTAGTGAAGTCACCTAAATTGTGAGCATCATTGTAGATCGCTTCAAGTTTTTTATCATCAAAATCACCTAGAGTATTAGGTGTTGTGAATGTAGAATCATCATAATTCCAAAAACCAGCAACTTGCTTGATCTTCAATTTGAAGTCAGCACCCTTCCATAAATCGAAAGGATTGAAAGCGGGTTCTGGATCATAATCATTCTCATTAGGCTGCATTTTAGCCATAATCTTGTCGAAGATACGCTTGCCGTACTTGTACAAGAATACTTTGCCTTCATTCTCAGGGTTCAAGGGATCCTTAACAACATAGATGTTGCTGTAGTAGGAAAGCTTACGCTTCTGCTTACGAGCAGTGTCCTTGTCTGACTCACTTCCAGAGTTCCATAAAGAAGAGTTCAGTGCAGAAACTGGATCCTTCTGTCCGATGGTTGTGAGAGAATTCTCAATGTACCAACCACCTGGTCCTTGGAATGCGTGACTCCAGACCTGTGCCCAAGGGAGTTCGTTACCCTCAGTCTCTGGTAGGAATCTGATAACGGCGAATCCGTTACCTGACTTATCGACCTGTGGCTTCCAAAATCGTTCATCGACTTTGCGACCACCACTGGTCATTTTTTCGATTTCTTTGGTCAAGTTAGAGAACTTGCCAGACTTTTTCTTCAGTGATGAAAAAGACATACGTGTGTACCTGTATTTTGTAAGTGTGAATTTACTACCCATTAAGGGTAACATACTATTTAGGCTTCGTCAAGCTGCTTTTTGAAGTGCCTTAACTTATCCTCCATCTCTCCTAAAACGTCCTGTATGGTACGTCCTTGAGAGTAAACTTGGGACATTTTATCAAGTTGTTCCTTGATAATCTTAGCTTCTTCATTCTCGACTGCCATTAAGCATAGTCTAGCATAGAAGACCTTCTGCTTTGCAATAAGCATCATAGTCTTCTCAAGATGTTCTCGTTTGAGATCATCATCCATAGATGGGAACTGTATGGATAACCGTGCTAGTTCGGTATACAGTTTCTCCATCCCTTTTATCTCTTCTTTAACTTGGTCTGATTCGTAGAATTTATTGCTCATATTGGAAGCACACCTCTTGTGGTGCGTTTTACGTAGTTTAGTTGTTGGGCATTAAACTTAATTTTGTCCTTCAGAGGTTTGCTGATCAACTTATTGACCGTATCAACCTCGATGTCCAGTTCATCACAGACTACAATTACAGCATCTATGTAGTTCACTAAACCATTAGAATTTTTGACTACCTCCTCTACCATAGTAGAGAATTTAGATTGAGTCATAAATTTTTCTTTAAATTCTTTCATTTAATAGTAGCCATAAATTCATTGATGTACTCTAGGAGAAGTTCATAATAATAATTAAGGTCAGTCTTTTCAACGACCTGTATCACACCCTCCTCGGTAGCAATCAATGTGACAATTTGATCAACCTTAACACCACAACGTTCATAATACATTGCAGCGTAGGCAGTCTCTTGAACGAAATAGTTTTCTATCCATTCAATCTTCTTTTCCCTAGTTGATGTCTTAAAGTCAATGACAGAGAGAACTCCATCAAATTCTGCTATACAATCAACCCGACCTGCCAAACAAAGTTTGTCGCTATAGAGAGGAGATTCAAGAAGATGTATATTGTTGATCCGATCAAGAGTATCTTTGGCAGATTTGAATAAGAAACTAGCCAGAGGGTGCTTTTCATCGAATTTAACATCTTCATTCTTCAAGTAACATTCTACCATAGAATGAAACTTATTGCCACGTGATGTAGCTCTACCACATATTTTATTTGCGGTTTCCTCACCTACTTTGCGTCTCCACTTCAATATCTGATCTTTCTTACGGATACCTGTAACTGTAGTAACTGATGGGTACCATTTACCTTCAGATACCTCATATAACCGTCCTTTTTCCTTTGTAACAGCATTTAGCTCCGTCAAAGGTACGGGCGGTCCTACAGTTTTAAACATAATCAAAGTTGAGAGTTAATTTTAGCGATAAGGTATTCTCTGACTAAACCAGAGCGTACGATGTCATCAATACCGAACTCAATGCAGTCAAATGATGACATTGACTGAATAATCTGTAAAAAGTCCAGAATACCAGTACGTTCGTTGTTCTTGACGAGATCAGACTGTGCTATATCACCTGAGAAGATGATTTTACAGTTTTGACCTATCCTAGTGATTATACTATCTAACTCGTGAAAGTTCAAGTTACTAAACTCATCTACAATGATAATAGAGTTATCAAACGTAGTTCCTCTTATAAATGAGGTACTCCAGAATGAAATAGTATCTTGTGTCCTTAGATTGTCGTATAACATATCAAAGGAGTTGTCATCTGGCATCTCAAACATATACTTCACCATATTACGGTAAGGTATCTGATAGAGGTCAGATTTGTCTTCGTGGTCTCCTGGTAGGAATCCAATCTCTCTTGTAGGTACGAGAGACCTGACCATATAGACTTTTTCGTATGGAGTTCCTTCTTCTAATACTTGTTGTAATGCCAAGTACAAACTAATAAAAGTCTTACCTGTACCTGCTACACCGTGTAAAATTAGGTGCTTACCAGACGCATAGGATTTGAACGCTCTTTCCTGATTCGAGGTAAGGGGTTCTATAACTTTTAATTGGTCTATACCAATTGGCTTCTTCCTTCTCATTGCTTTAGCAGATCTGCTGTTGTTTTGAGAGGTAGTTTTACGCTTTTTAACTGCCATTTATGTGAATCGTGAAAGGTTTGCAGCAGGATGTGCTTTTTGGATCTTAGACATTACGTCTTTAAATCCATCAGACTGCTTAGGTTTCCCATAAATGCTTCTAGGTACTTGATTGCCAAAATAGCGTTCTAACTCTGGATGATCTTCCTTATATTTATCGAGATCGTGCATAGACATCATAACCTCGATGATTTCACCAGTTTCTTTGTTTTTAAAGTCGTAATTTGGCATTAGATCTTTAATAGATTCGTATGAATACCGTATTCACCTCTACAAATAACATTAAATGAGAGACTAATACGTGGTTCCTTAGCATCGTCCTGATTACAGCGAGTAACTGAATGGATCAATTCTGAAGGGAATATGCATATCATACCACGTTCGGGAGATATTGCATAGGTTGTAGCATTATATAGGTTCGGATGCTGCAAGTGTGGTTCCAACATATGATGTTTAGTACTATGGAAGGTAAGGTTACCACCACCAGCAGGTGCA